GAAAAGTCGGCAGACAACCTCGCGGTCTGCCAGCGCGCTTCAGCTCCGCATGGGAGCCGGTTCCCGCAGGTGTCCCGATGGTCCGGACCTACGGCACTTCGGTTAGTCATTACGTGCGTTCACGGTTACTTGTGAGTAGGCGGTACGTCCGGCACTACCCGGCTCTTGCCCCGATCCGTGCATTGACGCCGCCCGCACGGATAGAACTTGACGCTTTCGCGCGTACCGCTTTTCGTATCGGCGTCGCCCATCGGCTTTCTGCGCCTTGATCTGATCGCGTATTGAACGGCGTCGCTCAGCTTCGGCAACCATTGCTAAAAAACGTATCGGCTTACGTGGCATTTGGTCGAGAAACGCCGTGAGCGCCTGCTCCCACGATTCGTTATGGCGTGGTGTCATCATGCGCACTGTACCGCCCGACTCCCGTAGTAACTCCTGATACTCACAGAATAGTGAGCGTGCCTCGGCTTTCCGGCAGCCGAGCTTACAGCGCCACTCGATCCATGTTTTTTCGTCAATCGCTCGCATCTTGACCTACTGTTGCGCTGTCCGGTATCGGTTCCAGCCGAGCGGCGCCGCAGGTGAGAGCAAAGTAGGCAGAATCTCCATCCTCACGCTCCACGTCACAGCGATTGGTGCCGTTGCACTTCGTGACAGTGACGATGTCGCCCAGCTTCGCGAACCCAGGCGCACCAGCCCCAACGATCTTCAGCTTGTCGCCCGGCTTTACCTTTGAATAGTCGATCATGGTCCATACCTCATCGAATGTGACATAGCGCTAATACCGCAGCGAGTGCAGACGGTCGTGCCGCCTCGCCCCTCATCGAACTCGACCCACCCTTGGAAGTCATGAGAGCGCGGATCGTCGAATGGCTCGCATGTCCCCTTGGCCTGCTCCATGGGGCACCGAAAAAATGTTACGTCATGTTCCATTGTCGGATGCTCCTACATATTCGTCCCACTGCTTGCGGGTATAGAACTGGACCGCCAAGGGCGACCCAAACCAATGCGCCCCGCAGCGCGTACAGGCTCGATTGACTCGATGCTCAGGGTTATTCCAATCGTCCGGGCTGTGCTTCATATAGTCCATCCTCGCAATCGATGGTTTGGCGCATCCGCACGGCGTCAGAACGGTATTGGCGCCCACTTCGAGCGCAAGCGGTAGGGTGCCCGGTTCGTCAGGTGATATCGCATCCAACTCGGTCGTTCCTCTCGTCTGATCTCAAGTAGCCAGCAAAACCAATTCATGAACCGGACGCACTACCGGATTGCCGTAGCGACTTTAGGAACTCGGCCGCGTCTTCAATCGTGTCGCATTTGATCGTGTTACCTTGATACTGAATCTCAATTTCCACAGCGATATCAGCGGCTCGCAGTTCTGGGAAACGGTTCATTACCCCGGCAAGCTTGTCGCCGTCTATTGTGGCCAGAGGCTTAAGTCGGATCGCCATATGATTACCTGTCAGTTGTAAGTTCGGAGGATGTAACGGCGCTGCGGTCATGACGAGGCTTATGGACACCGTTTTGGTAGTTCAGTAGCGTGGACTTGCTCACGCCGAACCGCTTTGCCAAGGCCTCGAGAGATAGAGATTCCCGGAGCTCAAGGGCGCGTCTGACGTATGAGGCCTGCCAGTCAGCTAGTTTTCGCGATCGTGACATCAGGGCTGCTCCGTAAGCCCATAACGTGGGCCAGTCGGCGGCACTAATTTTCTCCGCGCGCCACCGCAGTTAGGATTGCGGCTCCGTCGAAAACAGCAGCACGAACGGATAGGGCGCCCACAGTGCCGGCAGGTTTGCGTTGTAAAGATCATTTGTCACCGGAGTGCTGTACTTGTGCTCGATACAGTTGGCGAAACATTCGCTTCAGCCGCCTTCTGTCGATCACGCTGTTACCGCCGTAAAGATAGATCGGCACAAATTCCCCAGGAGCGATTTCCACGGCGCCGCCACCGGCGACTCCAGGCGGCAGCGGATGGTTGTAGTACACCCATCGAGTGCCTCTAACAGGTCGTATCCACGATTCAGGAACGCGCATCGGACTTGCCCTCAGCGTCTAACCTTTCTTCGATCTTGATTGCGCCACCGTGCAGAAGGTTGCCGATCGTACGAAGGTCATCCGCATCTATGGGCTCACTGACTAAAAGGCGGAACTTGACCCCGCTCTTTTCGATAGTGCCTGTGGCTACTTCAATCATGGTGCTGACTCGCTCACGGAAGCTCTTTGCCGGTTTCGATGTAACGCTGGAGATCCGGTAACGTGGTTTCCCACTCCTTTTTGGTGTGGCCCTGTTCAAGACTATCGAGCGCGGGCTCAGTATTGAATTCCTGCCGCTCTGTCCCATCCTGACAACCCCAGCCGGTGTAGTCGCACCAGCCGCTTAGGAACAGGTACTTTCCCGATTTCATCTCGAGCAGGAATCCGCCGCTCCATTCGCCGCCGCAATCGTCGCAGCAACCTGCCTCAGTGACACCGTAGGCGGCGACCACGCGCTTGATATCGGTGCGCTCAACGTTGCAGCCCTTCAGCGTTTCGTCGAAGTCGTACATCGAAAAGCTCATCTGTCATTCTCCTTGGGAAGCGCGGACCCGTTCAGCGGTCGCATCCGCATTGACAACTGCCGCATGCAACACACCACTTTGATATAGGCTCTGAGGCTTTCACCTGTGCCATCGGCGCCCCGCAGTACACGCACTTCCCTTCGTGTTCAGTGTGGGCATCGTCGATCGCAGGACACGGATCGCCCGCTTTCACAGGCGGTTTCAGGTGGTCAGGCAGGGGCTGCGTAGCTTTGTCAGCGCTTCGCGGGCATGGCGTGCATCGAGTCTCATCCGTTGGGTAACCGACAGGAGGACAGTCTTCACACAGCACGCCGCACAGATCGCACTTCCAAGCTTTCGTCCCGGTGAGCGCTGGATGAGTACATGCCGGTTCCTCCGGTCGTACACGTGTCAGCGCGTCTTTTCCTATTTTGATGACGCTGGCGATCGCGAGCTTGTGAAATTCGTGGGAGCACGCTGGCGGGCAGCCTTCGGCCTCCAGCACTATCCGCACCAGGGCGCCATGCAATTGCGTACGATCGCCGGTCTCACCTTGTGCAGCGTTGTCGCTGAGCCACTCTGTAGGGTCTCGACCTGTCTCGTCGCACAGAATTTGAATTTGGCGGACGTGCGCCTCGATTGCCTCCAAGGCAGTCGGCATTGGCGACAAGCCGCCGCCAGCTCCCATCACTGGAGGCTCGGACGTCTCGTCAGCGCTTCGCTTTGAACCGCCCATATTCTGATGGCGGCTTGCTGCTTCCCATTCTTGGCCGTTGTCATCTTGCAGAGTAACGATGCCGTCCAGAGTCGCGTGAGCGGTCACTAGATAACGCCGGTCCGGACTCCAGAAAGTTTGCACGTAGTAGGGCGGTTCCTCTGGGTCCTTCCTAAACTCAAGCGGCCCATTAAGGGGTTTGTCACAGAAAGTGCACGTATCCCGATCTGCCGGTTGTGTTCCGCCACACTCCGCGCACTTCATTATCTGTTTTGAGGTCCGGTTAGTGTCAGCCACGGGCCTTATCCTCCAGTGCGTTGTTTTCGTCGCGCACATGCTGTTCGTATGGCTTCACACAGTCGTGAGGAACCAAGTTGATCCAGCCACTAGACTCCACAGAATGGATAGCGACAGGTTTGCCGCAGAGACCGCACTTGGTTGGCGGCGAGACTGGCAACGGCTCGACGTTCGTTTCCTTGGTCACGTTGCACTTCCTTCGTGTTGGAGCGCCTTTCGCGCGATCCGATCGAATGCGCGCGCAACCCTTTCAGCGCCTTCCCAGCCACCGGTACGCCGCGGATCACGCATAATTTCCGCACTCATTTCCGCTGTTCGACGGATCTCGTGCATTGCTAGCTGTAGCTCTGTGAGCTTCTGGTCCGATGTCCGCGCTTCGCTCACTTGAGCCTCCAGAAATCTTTGCCGCGTGATCGAATCGTGACCTTCGGCTCGTAACTGAAATGAGGCTCGCCGCCTTCCACGGAGTGGGCAACGCGCTCGACCATTTCGACCTGGAATAGCGAATCACCAACCCAGACGCCGATCTTCTCGCTGGGTTTCATGTCGGGAGGCATGAGCCACTTGGCGAGTTCGGAGTGGGCGTTGGACTCGTCGCTCTCGGCTCGAGTCAGATGCTCCTTGGCGCGGCGTGTTTCTTCCAGTGATTCGAGCCATCGCTTGAGCAGTCGCTCGCCTTCGCGCGTCACGTCTCCCGTGGCGACAGTCTCTGCAGAACGGACGTCGGTCATGGCACGCGCTCCCGTAGCTGGTCGTAGGAACGAATCCATTCACACTCAGTACATGACATGGCCTCCTTGCCATCGAGAGACGCCGAGTGGAGTTCCTTCGCGCCGCAATCAGGACACTTGTCCTCGACGATCGCCATCAGATCTCGCGCCAGATCCTTGAGGTCGCAGTAGCCTTGCCATAGCGACATAAACGAGTTGCGCGCAATGGTCTGGATGGGGTCCGTTTCTTCGGTCCGAGAAGCATCGCTCATGCGGCCTTCTCCTGGCGGTAGTTGCAGGATGTGCAGAGCAACTGGATTTCATCGGACAGCTCGGCAGCGAAGGCATCCGCCTGACCCGATTTCTCTGCCGACTTCATGGCGCTCCACCACGCCGGGGGTCCTTCGCCCCATCCCCACGGGAAGCCTGCAGCCCTGACGCGCGCCTCCAGCGCCCGTATGCGTTCACCGACCTTCGGGAACCACATCTCGATCTCCTTGACCTCGCCGGGCCGCGCGAAAGCGCCGCAAAGGCACTCTCCAGACATGCACAGGAACTTGCGTACTGGACTCTCAGGAATCTTGTGCTGCTCGCGGTACGCGGCCAGCTCGTCGTTACTTAGGTAGAAGAACGGGGAGCACCAAAGCTTACGTCCGTCCCGATGGATCGGAAGGTCTGGCAGGCGCATCCGCTTGGCGCTCTCCTGCTTGCGAGCCCCGGACACCAACATGACAGTGCCCTCGTGCTCTCGTAGGAGTTGGCGCAGGGCGCGCTCCTTTAGGCGGCTGAACATGATGATGTGCTGCGCGGGGCCTGGGAAGCCATGCTGCATAACGATGTCATCGTAGCGTTGGCCGTTGTGGACTGCCCGGTACTCCTTGAGCGGCCAGTCGTAGGCCGCACAGGTATCGTAGACGTGCTTTCGAGTCTCAGGGATGCCGATGCCGGTATTGATATGGGCGACGTGGAAAGGATGGTGGCCGAGCGCTTGGGCGGCAAAATGGCAGGCGCCCATCGAGTCGTTGCCACCGGACAGCATCAGAAAGACGTGATCCGGTTTCTGCGCAAGCGCATCAGCCATGATTTGCTCTTCAGTGGTCGGGTTAGCATCGGTCACGACCCGATCTCCCTCACGATGATCGCGACCCACGCGGTGATGATCTCGCCTTGAGTGTCCTCGTCGATCGCCTCCCACTCATTGCCCAACCCGCGCCGGTCGGTGATGTCTTCGACGATGGCGTTGACGGCTTTGATAGCCTTTTCGGGTAGGTCTTTCATGCCGCTACCGCTGACGTCTGAGGCGCCTTTAGGGCCACACGGACCAAGCCAGCCCCGAGTGGCCCGCGCTTCTGCTGGTATTCGCGTGAGGTGCGCTTGGCCTTGTTGATGGTCTTGCAGTCAGTATGGAGTTCGCTGCCCGGGTGGAAGAGTTTCGATCCGACACGGATCAATTCGGGGTCTTTCATTGCAAGGTACCTTGTTGTGTAAAGTGATTCGGATCGGCCATTAGCGCTTCACCCACTCGCCATCGGCCCAGCGATAGCGGGGTGATTCGTCTCTAAGAGCGAGTGAAATTGACGGGCCTAATCGGCGCTTTCGGCGGGGATGTCTTAGAGATGAAAGCGCGGATTGCGGCGGAATCAGCGGCAGGAGCGGCCGACTCTTAATCTCTTGGTCGTAGGTTCGACTCCTACACGGCCCACAAAAAACCTCTAATTCTGAAGCACCACCCTCTAAGACGCTCATCGCACGGGCCTCGTGTGGATCATCTTGCGATAGAGCTGCTCCATCGCCGGACCATGTCCGAGAACCGAGTGCGTGGCGTCCGTCTGAGCCTTCGCGCGTAGATCCCGAAAAGTCCATGTCACGCCCAGGCGGCGCATCTGACTGGTGATAGCCCACGTACCCCACTGGAGTCCGAACTTGTTCGTGAGCACGTATTCGGACTCGGGGAACCGCTCCATCGCTCGGCGGATGAAGAACCGCAGCGCATCAGACCAGGCAACCGTTTGAGGTTTGCCGGTCTTGGACTGCGTGAATACGATGCCCTCGGGCTTGAGGTTAACGGTGCGCGTCCATGAGATGAGATCGCCTTCACGTACTCCAGTGAGATAGGCCACGGCGATAAGGTCTTGGAAGGGCTCTGGTGAGCGCTCAAAGGCCTCTAAGAATTCAGCATTGGTGACCACTCTGGAACGGGGCTTCTCCGGATTCCTTCGGACACCGTGGCAGGGATTCGACTCGACCCATCCCTGGCGCATACCGAAGTCATGCAGGGAGGACAGCACCGCGAACTCCCGGTTAGCAGCGATAGCGCCGCGGCCGCGTTTCCGGCGCTTCTCGAGATAAACCGCGATCGCACTGGACTTGAGCGCGCCTACACGAATCTTCCCGAACACGGCGTCCAGATGCGTGAGATAGAGCGCGTATCGTTTGCGCGTACTCTCACGTAGTGAGTCCATGCCGGCTGCTCGGTACATCTTGATCAGTTCTCCGAGGGTGCCTGGACGGGTAGGCTCGAGCTCGTAGAGAGCTCGGTAGAGAGCGCTTTCGCCTTCGTCGATCCGGCTGAGCGGATGCCAGACGTTCTTGACGATCTTGTAATACCGGCCGTCTTTCTCGAAGACGCCAGGGATGGAGAGTCCACAGGAGAGCTTGCCCATTGTTCTATCGCTTCGTAATTCGGCTCGCTCTCTTCATCCTTGCCGCGCCTCAAGGCACGGTCAAGAGCGGTGTCCATCGTGCAGGGTCGGCCTTTGGTGTCGCGCCAGGTAAGAATGCGATTACGGGCGCACCAGGCGGCTACAGCTTTAGGCTTTCGAGTCCCGGCCAACTTCGCCAGATTGTCGAAGTCGACAATCACGGCTTATCTCCGGATACGGCGGCAATGGCCCTCGATACGGCCCGTCCCGGCGAGCGATCGTGATCGACTGTAACTCCGGGGTGAGTCCTCTCAGATGTCGCTTCACCCGGCGTAGCTTCCTCCAGGTGAGATACGCTTCCCATAGGGGGCGTAAAGACTTCACGATACCCTCCTGACATCAGGCGCACTCCTTGAAAGCTGCTGGGAGATAGCGCTCGATGTTCTTCTTCTTACACCACTCCAACACCTTGGCCGGTTCGGCATCACGCATGCTCGCGACACCGATGTCGTCTTTGATCTCAGCCCAGATCCAACGCCTACGGCATTCCTGCGCCATCTGCTCCATGTAAGCGCGGCCGCCTATCTCTCCCTCACCCCCGTTATGTTGTAGGCGATGGTGAAAAGCGCATAGCGGTACAGCCGCGTAAGGTCCCTTGATCCCTTTCCCGAAGTCATCCTTTAGACGCCAGACATGCGCAGCCTGTATCACCCCATCACAGGGCTTACCTGAGCGGGCAATGCACTTCTGCGTCCGAACAAAGGCTAGAAACTGCTCGTCCGTCCCCGTCGCCGACCAGACTTCCGGAATACCGAAGAACACCGACAGCCGCAGCATCTTGGCGTACTGGCCATAGTCTTCCGGTTGCTGCGCCGCGAGCGCCACTGGACGCATGGGCGCGACCGCTACCTGGCAATGCACCTCCTTAAAGAGGGAATGGAAGTGCTCGCTCTCGGTTGTCGGTAGGTCCACCGTGATTCGTAGTCCACCATCTGCTAGCGTGCGGTAGCTCATGAGCATTCCAGCGATAGCTGCGATGTCATTCACTTTCGTTTCCTCGGTCGACCTACACGAATCTGAATTCCAAGTTCTCTCAATAGCCAATAGCGCCATCTGCGCGCTCCTGCATTCGTCGATAGCGGACGGGGCATTACGCTACAGCTCCGGTCATCTTGGCTTTCTTCTTATCGTAGATCGCCTTAAATCCGGCCATGGCTAATTCATCGCCCACACGCTTGGCATGCGTATAAGCCTTTCCGAAAGCCTGCGTTAGTGACTCGGAGTCAGCCGCTGCGTTGATATTATTTGAATGATCCAGGGTCTCTGACTCGCTTAGCCGCAGCGCTTGTCCTGAATCCAGCCATGCTAGGAGACGCTTACCGGTCTCCTGGCTGATAACATGCGGTTCTGTGAAGAGGCGCGTGCGATCCTTGCTACCAATCGCGTAATGTTTTTCGTGCTCTAGATCAAGAACCACTGTGAACTCGTACTCGGCCCCTTCGCGCTGGATTGCCTTCATACCGAGCTTTTTGACCTTCTTGTCATCGCCCTGCACGGTCTCGGTCTTGCTACGCATTGTCGCAATGATGTGCATCGGCGCCTGTAGGATTGCATCGAGGAATGCGCGGTGCCGCGGCGTGGTCTCATTCCAAGCAGCCCAGGTATTCCCCTTGAACTTCGAGTGCGCGATAGTCTCGTTGATCTCAAGACACCCGCCCGCTCCATCCCACTCGTGCGTGATACTATCTAGAACACACACGTTATATCCCGCACTAGCGGCAGCCTGAAGTGCCTCGATAAATCGTTCGGGCGTGAAAGGCGGCGCAATCTCCAACGTGTCGAACTCGACTAAGTCGGAATACAGCGATGCTGACCCGCGCTCTGTATCGATCACGGCGATCTTGCCGCCCAATCCGGCTGCGATCATCAGCGCGCCATAAGTCTTGCCTGATCCGCTTGGGCCTGAGAGCGCAAGCCGTAGCTTCGCGCGCTTCTTCATTGCCTTTTGGAATTGCATTGCTAGATCACTCCAAAGATTCGCTTCTCGTTCTCGTCAAACTCTTCAAGAAACTTCGAGCGCTCGTTATGGAGCTGCTCGCTCACCTTGACCGCCCAAGCCTGTGCTTCCTTCTGGCGCTCGTGCGCTTCCTGCTGTCGGTGCTCGACAATCTGCGCGTAGGTCTTACGCTCAGAATCCGTTCTCGTTTCGCAGCCGTTTAGCCTTGGCGTAGTCGGCGTATCGGATACCGGCATTCCAGCACTCGACACACCAACAGCCTCGTGGGTGTGGCCTGTCGGGCATGAGCGGTCCCCACTCAAGCGGTCCAGGTAAGTCATGTTGCGCTCCCTTGCCGGTTGGGACCCATACGCCCCAACCGGCGCTCCAGCGAAATCGGCCGTCCGGACTCAAAGCCCCGTCGCCTCTCGTTGAGTCGGACTCGCGCACGCCATCGGGCTTCCTCGACGCTGTCCGAGTGTCTAAGTTGCTCGGCGGTGCGACGGTCTTGGAAAGCGATCGGGTTGACATGGGTGCGGACCTTCATGGCTGATCCATCTCGATCTCTTCCTTGAGATCCGCAATGGCGCGCTCTTCGGTGCTACCTAACCCAACCTGGTGGCGGGTAGGGCTGTCGATGGCGCCGTCGTAGGAATCTTCATCTATCGCGTGATAGAGGCCGGGCCAGACGAGGGAGGTGACGATCTTCATAGCGACTCCTCACCATGGGGCAGCCGCGCACGCGTCTGGTTATCGCGCTCGATGTCCCACTGCACGCGGAGCCAGAAGTCGAAATCAGTATCGTCGTCCGGGCACAGCCCGAGAATGTTTCCCTGGTCGTGCCAGTACCGGGCGAGCAGATCCGCGTTGGCGTCGATCCACTGCCGCTGGCTCGCGATACAGGAGTTATCGAAGACCGGCCGCTGGATCGGTGCGACCGTGATGAGTGGAAGTACGGCTCTCACGACGCCTTCTCCGTGAGCCACTCGTAGAAGTGCAGGGAGAGGATTCCCAGCGACGCCCCTGCCATCAGGCAGAAGCCAGCGACGTACAGAAGGTCGGTTGTGGTGAAGAACATCTCGGCTTTCCATCGGCTCTAGGCCATCGGTCTTACTGTGAGCACGATAATGCTAGCATCAGTGCGCTAAAGTCAAGCACTATCGTGCTAAAGCCGTTCGCGAGTACCCGAAAATGAGAGCCGCTCGGGGTTTAGTTAGCCGTGGGAGCTCGACGCACCACGAACGTAGCGCTCGACCAGCATTGGGACTTCTGGGGAGTCCAGCATCTCGACGGGCAGGCCTGGCACTAATAGAAGCCAGCCGGGGATCCCGAACGCAGTCCCCAAAGCATCTAGAATTTCAGTCGTACAGTCCGCGGCTTCCCGGCGCAGACTACTGATGTGCCGTTGGCTCACCCCTGATTTCGCCTCGAGCTGCTGCTGCGTCCAGCCTCGCTTGGCCATCAATGCGATGAGGTTTGCCGCCAAAACGGCCCGAATAGCCTTTTTCCCCGCCATCTGAAAACGATACGGCGAAGGCTTAGATTTATTGTGCGCATCAATCTGCAGCATGAGCATTGTCAGGCTAGCATGATCGTGCTAAAAGAAAGGGTATGGACTTACATAATGTTCGTTCCGCCGTCAGAAATACTCTAAAAACGAGACGTTTGACTCAGGAGGCGTTTGCCCGGAGGCACGATCTCAGCTCTTCGTGGCTGAATAAGTTTCTTCGCGAGGAGTGTGACAACCCGCGGTATCGCTCTCTTGAGCGGCTTCAGAAGGCGATTGACGCTGAAGCGGCTCACGGGTCCTGAGATGTTGTTCCGCCCATCTCAACCAGCCATATGCGGTCCGGATGAGAGCCTGACCGACACAGATCGTCTCCTGAGCGACCCAGCTAACGGCCAAAGCGGCGCCTGCTACTCGAATCATGGAATCACCCGTGATTTCGCTGTTCTTCCGCAGCGTTCAGGACGATCACCGTACGCCTCTCGGACAAACGTCGCAACGCAAAAGAGTCAATTTAGATGCTCCTTCGAAAACTTCAGTTTTCTTGTGAGATATCTGCGCGAAACCAACAGTAAGCGCGGCTGTTTGTCAGGAGATCGAAACACGCCCCCTTTTTTAACCTATGTTAACGCATGGAACGCGGAACCCCGCAGGGCGGCAGCAAGGCTTATTCCTTGTTGCGCTGCGGCTGGAGCATTCCATGAATAGCTTACATCTTCCGCGCCAGTCCATTTGGAGCCGTCGTAAGTCCGCTCTCGTGTTCGGGAGCGCGTGCCTAGGATTCTGGACGCTCGTGATTTGGGCAGTCCGGTCAGTTCTATCATGACCGACCAGCAACTCGAGCGGCTCATCGAGCAGGCCCGTCAAGAAGGGATGAAGGCAACGGATCCTGAGGTTCGTCGCTTTGCCTTCAAACGCATGGCCGAACTCATAGGACAGCGCTCTAAGAAGCGCGTCGAGTATATGGAACGCGCTATGGGATTGCGTGCCTCGTGAGCAATCCTTGGTTTCGGCTCTACGCCGAGTTCGCGACTGACCCTGTCGTGCAGTCTATGTCCTTCGATGACCAACGTCATTTCGTGGTCATTCTTTGCCTGAAGTGCTCCGGTGTCCTGGACCGTGAGTTCGGCGATCCTCAGGCCCGGATAGCGATGCTGAGACGTGCTTTAGGATTGGAGTCTTTAGCGTTTGATGAGGCAAAAAATAGGCTTTGCTCATCAGGTCTGATCGACGGGAACTGGCAGCCGAAGAACTGGGAAAAGCGTCAATTCGCATCAGATCACTCCGCCGCTGAACGCATGCGTCATTACAGGCAACGTAACCGTTACGTAACTGTTACGTCATCCGTTACGAAAAGTGACGTTCTAGATACAGATACAGATACAGATAAGAATATAGGTCAAACGCCTTCGGCCTTTGACCGCTTCTGGAAGGCCTATCCGAAGAAGGTGAAGCGAAAAACTGCGGAGGAGATCTGGAGGCGTAAGCGTCTTGACCCTCGCATCGATCAGCTTATTGCTGACGTGACTCTACGCCTCGCTTCCGATAGCCGCTGGCAGGGTGGCTATGTACCTGATCCAACCACGTACCTGAACCAGGAACGGTGGAACGATGAACTACAGCAGGCTAGAACCCAAGAGGAGCCGCGTCGTGGCTTACCCGTCCTGCGCGTGTAGCTGGACCGCTCTTGGTCGCCTCCGGCGTCGCGGCCAGCGTCCTCAGGGCGCGCTGTTCGTCACGGACGATTGGCGCCAGCGGGTGAACCTCGAGGCGAGCGGGGCGTATGCGGTCTCGATGCCGGTTGCCGAAGAGTGCATCTTCGCGGCGGGCCTCGAGGTGGTGTTTATCGCCGCACCCTCGGAGCACACGGTGACCGTCGCGCAGTTGCTGGCGGCTGCCGGACCGAGCTACTTCGCGACGTACTTCCGCGGCCGCGGGCGCCAAGTGGTGCTGCAGTGAAGCAGGAGATCGGCAACACGATCGCCGTCACGCGCGACGATCACGACTGGCTCCTAGAGCTCGGTCGCCAGCAGGGAGATTCGCGGATCATCTCGCCGCGTCACGATATCGCGCAGGGGCTCATCGAGCAGTTCCGACCGCCGTTATCGGATGGCCTTACGCTCCCGTGGGCTGGCGTGAATGAGTACGTTCGCTTCATGCCGGGTAAGGTCACGGTATGGTCTGGCCCGACCTTCAGCGGCAAGACGGCGTTTCTGCGCCAGCTCATGCTTCACGCGCTACTCAATCACCATCGTGCGCTGTTTGTGAGCCTGGAGGAACGGCCGGACGACGTATGGCGTGAGTTCATGTGTACAGCCACGGGTACTCGGTCACCTTCTAAGGCTCAGCGCGAGTGGTGTTTGGACCAGTGGGACGAGCGGCTCTACGTGTTTGACTCAACCGAGATGATCGAGCCCACGCTGCTGATGGGTATTGTCCGTTTTGCTACCGAGAGGTATGGCCTGACTCATGTCGTTATCGACTCCCTCATGCGACTCGATATCCGCACCGACGATTACGACGGACAGCGGGAAATGGGGAATATGCTTGGAAGACTCGCCCGACTTTCAAATGCTCACATCCATCTTGTTGCACACCCTCGAAAGACAGCGAATTCCCGCGGCGCAATGGACCTCTATGACATCCGAGGGGCTCAGGACATTGTGGCTCAGGCAGATCTCGTCGTAACGCTGGAGAGACAGCATGGTAAGGAGTTTGACTCCAAACTAACTGTCTGGAAGCAACGTGGAGACGTTAACTGGATAGGTGAGCTGGATCTATTCTACGATAAGGATTCGCGCCAGTTGAAACTACACCGTCATGACGAGTCTACGCGGTACTTACCTGAGGCGGCATACCGATGAAGTGGGACAAACCTAACGGCGCTGTCCAGCACACCACTGACAAGCGATATTGCGTGATCCAGGCCACGGAAGGGAATTGGATCGGTTACGAGCTGACGCCTTTTGGTACTAGTCGTGATCTAGGCGTTGAACCCACTGATGAGAAGGCGCGGGAGCTATGTGAGCAATACGAGAACATGTTAGTAGGTCATACCAGGCGGAGCGCATGAGAGGCGTAGGTCAACATCACGTTCGCTTCAGTCCCGAGCTCTGGGCTAAATGGCTCAAGCGATTCAACGAGGCTCCCAACTGGCAGTTGATAGCGGGGATCGAGGAATTACGTACTCAGCTCGCTCGGCGCGAGCGTAGACGCCGATGACGCTTTGCACGTCATCCGGCTCTCTCCTGACGCATCAATACTGCTTCGTCGAGCCGTACGCCTTAGGCGATCATGACTGGCTACCCGTCGCGTGGTTCGGCCTCTCGAGCTACCCCGGTCGTACCTGGGGCTGTCACGTCATGCTCGAGTGTGGGGCGATCTACCGCAACGTGCCGCTCCACCAGCTCGCGAGTCGGCACACTGAAGTCACGTGGAGACCGTCAGAAGGGCAGACATGGGACTGCTACGGTCCTGAGTTCACGGTTCTCGAATATCAATTCCTCAGTGGCCGGCGAGTATGCGCGCGCCTGCGTGACAATACGGAGCACGCCGGAAAATACCTATGCACGATTATTCCGGTCGGCGACCCGTGGTCGGCTCATCCGGATCAGGGCAAGGAGTTCACTCTGATCGCACTGGATAACGGGCGTTACACCGCGCAGCCCACGGACCGGACGCTCTTCGAGGACAAGAGCTTCACCAAGAAGGTCGAATGGCCGCTCTGGCTCAAGCGCCAGTCACAGACCTGGAGCGCCGAGTGAGTCTCAAGCGGTATGCCACGCGCCGGGATATCGCCGAGAGACCGATTATCGAGGCGTTAGAGCGGGTCGGATTCGAGGTTTGGCCACTCGATGCACCCTGCGATCTGATCTGCCGGCGATCTTCGTGGGCTCCCGGTATTTTTCAGATGCTCGAAGTCAAAACGGGCCATGGCAAGAAGCTGACGATCGCTAAGGACAGGCGCCAGGAAGCACAACGAAACTTCATTGCCTCGACCGGGACGCCGATCGTGCGGACACCGCTCGAGGCTCTCAAAGTCTTGGGGGTCGTTACGTGAATGCTCAACTGTCCGTCGCGCAGCGCAACGAGTGGCTAGGGCGATCAGCCGAGAACGTCGTCCCGCCTGAATTCGCTACGACTGACCGGATCTGCCAGCGGTGGGCTGTCTCGGTCGGGATGGGGCTACCGACGACGCAATGGATGGACGGGCTTCCCTCCCGCCCGCCGCCGCTCGATGACGCGACTGCCATTGTGGTCGACAAGATCATTCTCAAATCCCCGCCACGGACTCGTCGGGTCATCGTGAAGTGGTACCGGACCCAGCTCCCTCAGCCGGTCATTGCCGAACAGCTTGGGCTGAGTGAACGAACGCTCATCACGGCGTGGCGCCTGACCCTGAATTACCTGCAATGGAGATTTTCTGAGAGCAAGCACGCCGACCTACTTGCGGCGCTGAGATTTAAGGGATAGATTCCGTTCCATCAACCTGCCTAACTTTGCCTGAAAGGCCCGCACTACGCGGGCCTTTTTCATTTCCACGAGGTGTTCTCATGTCGGGACCGACCAATCCGGGCGGGCTCAGCTTCACCGCGCCCACGCTTTACACGGACGGTACGGCGATGCCACCAGGGGAGGTGACTTCCTTCGACTACGGATATGGAACGGCTTCGGGCGCGTATACGCGCGTCGTGAACGATACGGTCATGAAGACGGTCAGCGGCAAGATCGCTGTGACTATCCCAACGGATCTTGCGTTCGGGCAATGGTATTCAGCAGCTCGGTCACGGACCAAGGACGGCGCCGTCTCCCTTTGGGGTAACGAAATCGCGTTTGTAGTCGCTGCGAAACTCCCGGCGCCCATCAACGATTTCCAAGCTGCGTAAGAGCCTGGTGGCTCTACCTCTTACGCAAAGGTCCCAAGCCAACATGCAAGCTCTTCGGGTGAGGCGTGGCCAAAATACCGAAAGCTGTCACTGACATGAGCACGCTATCGCGCGTCATCTTCGATCCCGATGTGACGCCGCCTTCGACGCCGGTCAATGTCGTCGGAACCCCTATCTCGAGCTCCCGTATCGATCTGAGCTGGAGCGCATCGACTGATACCGGTGGATCCGGCCTCGCAGGCTATCTCGTCTACCGCAATGGCGTCTTTATCGCGCCAGCGAGTTCTACGGCGTATTCCGATACGGGGCTCTCAGCCTCGACGGGCTACCAGTACCAGGTCGCGGCCATTGATGCGGCCGGGAATGTGTCGACACTCTCGACACTGATCACGGTTACGACGCAAGCGAACGCCGGGCCGCCGACTTTTACGCCAGTGCAGCCTACGGCAGCCTTTATCGGGATCGCCGGTGTACGGGCCTATACGGACCCTACGCAGCAGGCTGCCATGGGCCGGTACAGCCTCTTCATCATGGGCGCGTCCTGGGAGGGCTGGGCCAACTCAGGGCGTGACCTTGATACGATCGTGAAGGCGATCAAAGCCGCGAGTACGGCGCCGACGCCCACGCTACTTTTCAACTACGTCAACCTCAACGCCATAGAGGAAGACGCGAACGATCCACGGCCGACTTGGACGGCTGAAGTTGTTGCGCGTAATTGGAAGCTCTACGTCAGTGGGTCTTCCGGAACGCTGGTCACCCCGAATAACGGCGGTGCAGCAACCGCTCTCGTTAATTACACCGATTTCGTTCCGGTTAACCCGAATCTCGAGCACCCGTACGAGTTTGGCGCGAAGTATTCGTACTTCATGTGCCTGTCGAAGACCAAGAGCGACTCGCGGTTTACGGGACTGGCGTCCGGTCTAGCCTCTGGATCGCTGGACGGAATTTTCCAGGACAATTTCCTGCTCAACCCGCAGGTCAATGGTGACTGGAACCGTGATGGTGTCACGGAAAGCCAAGGATTGCCGGGGACTGCTACCCCTTGGTTATGTGCAGGCCAGTTGCGCTACGTCACGACGATGCGCTCGCTCGCGCCGACCAAGTACATTTTTGCCAATGCGGGCGATTATGGAGCTACCTCAGCCGGAGTGATGGTCGGCCAGTCCGATGGACTGCTCTGTGAGAGCTATATGGGCAAGAGCTGGTCGTTGGAGACCTCTCAACCCTTCACGACCGTTCTCCAGTACTACTATAGGGAATTAGCTTCTGCGGCTAATCCCCATATGGTCGTATTCGGTGGTTCATATCCGGATACCAACTCTGATGGTTCGGCGCTCGTGCGTTTGCCGACCTCTGGCGGATTTCCGCCACAGAATACGCAGTGGCAGTGGGCGCGTTATATCGCGGCGACAGCCTATTTGGGCGAGGGAATGCCGGCCATCAACCGGTTCAGTCAGTCCTATAGCAGTGACCTGACGGCGCTGGACTGGTACGACTTCTACGGTGGCGTGAACGGACTCGTGCGGAGTTGGTTAGGTAATCCTGTCAATGCGCTCCGTCCCACCACTCCGAAGATAGCGAAAGGGCCTATTGGTATCTTCGGTGTGGAGTATGACAACGGAATCGTACTCGTTAACCCAAAGGGAAATAGCACACAGACCGTCGTTGCTGCCGATATTCCAGGGAACTGGCAGTTTCTAACAGGGACTCAGGATCCCACCCGAGATAGTGGGGCAACTTTTGCGTCAATCTCCATTTCAGAGAGAGATGGACTTATCTTACGACGCGCTAATACCTTCGTAGTGACTTCACTAGTCACTGGTATTAATAACGGTGTCTCCGCTTTCGATGAACATGGCGGTAATAGCATCACTTGGATGACGGATGCCACTGGCGGGTTTGCGAGAGTCAACACGAAACCTGGAAGCACTGCGCAAGGCGGTACGTGTGGACTTACGTGGGGGGCACTTGACCCTACGAAAAAGGGAATTTACATCAAGTACGATCTGCGTCGGACGACGAGCGCAGCGGACTCGAAGGAACTGAAGGTCTTTGGATTTGGCTATAACTCGACACCACAGCAGGCTTTTTCAAATTGCACTTGGGGAGCTAACGCAGGCGGATATAGCGGCACCCGGATGAGTCTTTCCTACAGTGACGCCACCTCAGGTGGAGATATCAATACGCAGTTCTTTTTGGATGCGTGTCCGACATTGACAGGAGGATCATCCTACTCGCGTACACCGCATCCAACGCCAAAAGTTATCCCGACACTCGCTCAGAATACCGAGGATGTCGCGGGGAACTGGCAAACGCATGAAATCTGGTGGCTTCAGAACGACGACGGTACACCTAACGGGGAGGCCGCTCATTGGATCAATGGCGTGTTGGTCTTCTGGTGTAACGCTATGTACAACTGCCGCACTGGTGGTCAAGGATTCGTGCGTGTTGACCTTTTCGGTTACACGCCAGCGGGCACTACCTTGGTTGAGGATTACCGCAATTTCTACGTGAGTTATACGAGGCCGACCGGTAGGGGAATATGACTATCGCGATTGCCCAGGGGCTGTCTGAGGAACACACTTACAACAGTAATGTGCCTCTGGCAACGACCGGTAGTCTCAATACATCCGCGACCGGAAGCTATTTCGTTGTCGTGGTCCGCGCCTATAGCCCTTCGGTCAACACGATTACCGACACGTATAGCAATACGTGGACGCTACTAGGCTCGCAGGCCAACGGTAGTACGACGACCTACGTATATTTGGGGACTTCTGCCGCTAGCGGTACCGCAGCAGGTGGTACGTCTCACAAGGTTACCGTCAGCAAGGCAACCGGTGATACGGCTTCTATTTCGTTCTTCGAGGTGACTGGGGCTGCAACCTCTAGTGTTCAAGACGGTACCCTCGTCTCTAACCTGGATGCCGCCTCGCCGTTCAATCAGACGATTACCACGACCAATGCTACGGATCTGGTTATCGGGATCGGCGCAAGCAACTCTGCCGCGAACCCCACGACCTACACTCCTGGAACCGGGTTCACGCTGGCGTCCACAAGCTCGTTCACGAATGGCGCGAACTCCGACACGATCGGTGTGATGTCACAACGTGTTACCTCGACCGGGACATATGGGCCTAACTTCACCACGTCCAGCGGCACCAATGCCGCGGTATTGACTTTTGCGCTCAAAGAATCTGCCAGTGGTCCCTCTGTTGCAGTTCTCATCTCCACAAACCGACATCGTAGAAGGCTGATGTGAAATGAAATTATTGCGACAGTCGACGGCTGTTACTCCCAAGGTCGGGCCGTTTTTGAGCACGACAGACGGCGCCACGGCCTCAACCGCGCTAACGATCGCGCAGGCCGACTGCATTCTCTTCCTGAACCAGGGAGCCGGCGCCCAGAAGCACAGCGCTACGAGTGCGACGCATGACACGCAAGGGGTATATGGCGTCCCGTTTGATACGACCGACACCGGTACGCTGGGTCATCTGAAGCTCGTCATCAACAAGTCCGGCGCCTTCCCGGTCTGGGATGAATGGGTCGTCGTTCAATCGAACGTCTATGACTCGCTCGTTGCTGCTACGGGTCAGCTCAACGTCAACGTGTATCAGATCGGTGGCTTTACCTCTTACCAGGCTAATTTTACCGCCGCCACGAGCACGATGCAGACCGGTACGGTCGACAATACGGCGTTCACGCCTACTACGACCGAGCTCGAGACCAGTAGCATCACGACCGCTGCTGCCAATCACTGGGTAGGGCGCAACATCATCTTCACGTCAGGCCTGTTGCAAGGGCAGGCCACGACGATCAACGCCTATGTGCTCTCAGGCGGCGGCCGCGGACATTTCACGTATACGGCGCTGACCTCGGCTCCGGCCAATGGCGTGACGTTCGTTATCGTCTGAAATGGCCACGACGCACCTGGGGACCTGGGGTGCCCCGGGCCGTCTTGTTTTCAAGACCGGGTTTACTCGCGACCCCACGCTTCCGCCTCCAGGACGCACGCAGTTACGGGCCTATGGCGCCCCGGGCACGACGAATGTCTTTGCGTCGCGCGCTCCGGGGATTGTCATACCGATTGCGTCTTCAGACACGCTATCGGTGCAATGGGTCGAGGATCCGGTTGACAGCAACCAGATCACCTCGCAGGACACGGTCCGGATCTCGATTGCCGAGCTTTCGCAGCTCTTCAATCAGATCATCAGCGGTGATAACGCGACCGTCACGCTCTCTGAGACGGTTGCTCTGGTCCAGCAAGGCGTTCTCGCGCTCACAGCGAGCGATACGGTCTCCATAGCGTTCACGGAGTCATCGGGGACCAGCGTCGCGATTGCGACCGCGGATACGGTCAGTGTGAGCTTTGGTGAGGCCTCCACGCTCACCACGCCGACCGTGATCGTGACGACGAGCGATACGGCTTCCGTTTCCCTGACAGAGACATCGGTTCTCGGGATTTTCACCGGTGTCCTGCAGTTCTTTAGCCAGGACGACTTGAATATCGCCTTCGATGAGCTGTCGAGCCTGACTCAGATCACACCATCGAAGCCTGCTCACATTCGGATTAACCCGCGTACCGCACGGATACAGATTGTCCCCTTATGAGCCACGACGTTCCTGGGATTGCTTGTGATGCTGCGTTCTTCTGCCTTGCGAAGTTCGACGGCGATCCGATTCCCAAGCCGGTCGGGATCAGTGATTACGAATCGCTCTGTCGAGATTTACTCAACCCTCAATGCGTGGAATTGATCGTGGGCGGTAAGGACTGTCCCACTCAGACTTGGAGAAAGTAATGGGCCTCACGACTGCCGCCGCCACCGAGATCGCGAAATGCGCGATCAATGACAGCCCCACTTACCTGAACGCGTCCAATGCGTATCTCGGTGTCGGCGACTCCACGACCGCCTTCAGTGCGGCGCAGACTGACCTGCAGGCCGCCACGAACAAGGTCCGCCAGGGCATGGATGCGACCTATCCCATCCGCTCAGGCGCAGGCGTCACCTACCGCGCGACGTTCTCGACCTCACAGGCCAACTTCGCCTGGCAGGAATGGGGGACGTTCAATGCCGCTGCCGCTGGCGTCATGTGGCAACGTAAGGTCGAGAGCCTTGGCACGAAGACAAGCTCCCAAGCTTGGCAATTAAGCGTGACGCTGACCTTTACGGCTGCGTAAATGCTCACGATCTCCGAACAGTCGCGGCAGAAGTTCGCGATATCGTTCAAAGACGAGGATTACGAGCCGTTCATCCCGACCAGTATCCGTTATCGCCTCGACGACAAGACCGACGACATTACGACCGTGATTCTCGATTGGCAGATCGTGGCCACGTTGGACTCACGGATTGAAATCATTATCCCCAGTAGCGCGAACGCCATATTGAATGACCGTAACTCCTATGAGACGCGCGTCCTGACCATCCAGAGCGATTACGGCACGGACAACCAGCTCTCAGAGGATGAGACCTATCGAATCCGTAATCTACAGGGGTTCTAGTCATGGCCGGAGGACGTCCCAAGGGTATCTGGACACCGGATATTGTCAGGCAGCGTATCCAGACAACCAAACTGGCCAAAGCCTTGCAAGATCATGTATTTGGCAAGAACAAAATGAGCGCGACTCAGGTTCGCGCCGCTGAAGTGCTGCTTGCACGCACTTTGCCCACCCTCACGCAGACTGAATTGAACGTGGACGGCCAGCTTGGCACCTTCGACATCTCCGACAAGCCACTCACCGCAGAACAGTGGTCAGCCCAAGCCGAAGATTACATGGGCGCCGCAGCCGGGGCCGCAAAAGCTCCTAATTGACTGTCCACTCGCTGAGATCTTCTTCGGTGGGGCGCGAGGTGGTGGAAAGACAGACGGTGTTTTAGGAAAGTTCGGGATCAAGGCTAAGCGGTATGGGAAGCACTTCAATGCGGTGTTCTTCCGCAAGGAAATGCCGCAGCAGGATGACCTGATCGAGCGCGCCAAGGAAATATACCTGCCGCTTCGGGCGAGCTATAGCGAGCAGAAGAAGCTGTTTGTTATGCCGGGTGGCGGGCGTATACGCTTCAGGCCACTTGAGACCGTACAGGACGCTGAGAAGTATCAGGGGCAGAGTCTTACGGATGCAGCAGTGGAGGAAGCTGGCAACTACGAGCTTCCCACGCCAATCGATCGGTTGAACGGTGTTCTACGAAGCGCCAAGGGCGTTCCAACCCAGCTATTGCTGACGGGTAACCCGGGTGGAGCGGGGCAGGGATGGATCAGGCAGCGTTATGTGGATCCGGCGCCGCTAGGCTTTAAGGTGCTCGTCCGCACACTTCCGAATGGGAAGGAGCATCGTTACGTCTATATCCCCAGCAAGGTCACCAATAATCAGATCTTGCTACACAACGATCCGGACTACATCAACCGCCTGTACTTAGTAGGTAGTCCGCAGCTAGTTCAGGCATGGCTCGAAGGCGATTGGAACTCGGTAGAGGGTGCATTCTTTCCTGAGTTCGGGCCACAGCACATTGTGGCTCCTGTCGAACTACCAGCCCATTGGGCACGGTTTCGAGCTAAGGACTGGGGATCAGCTAGACCATTCAGTGTCGGCTGGTATGCCGTTTCAGACGGCTCCCTGAAGCAATTCCCGCGTGGAGCTCTCATCAAGTACCGCGAGTGGTACGGGATGCGGGATGGTCAGCCTAATGTCGGACTGAAACTGAGCGCCGAGCAGGTAGGACAGGGAATACGAGAGCGCGAGAAAGAGCACATGGCTTATGGCGTGATCGATCCGGCAGCCTTCCAGGAGGACGGCGGACCGAGTATCGCCAGCCGCATGGCGCCGACCATCTGGCGTCCCGCCGATAACAAGCGCGTGCCGGGCTGGGATCAGCTCCGCGGCCGGCTGATCGGTGAGGACGGTAAGCCGATGCTGTACTTCTTCTCGACCTGCACGCACACGATCCGCACGTTGCCGATGTTGCAGCACGATCCGTCCAAGGCTGAGGACGTCGATACTGACTCTGAAGACCATGCCGGTGATGAAACACGCTACGCGTGTATGTCCCGGCCGTGGATTGCGAAGGGCGCTTCGAAAGAGCAGCAGCCCAAAGACTCCTACTCACGACTCTTTGACGAGCCTGAAACGCGCGCATGGCGAACGGCATGAGCGGTTTTATGCATAAGTGTCCGAAATCACTGGGCTGAGACTTTTTGTATGCGCATAAACCATGGCTAAGGCCAAGAAAGCCAAAAAGCTCGACGCCAGTAATCCCGTTCTACCTGGCGCTGATTCCGGTCAGAGCGATGACCCGATCGATAACGACCAGCAACTCGCGCGCTTCGTCTTTCAGTTCAATCAGTCGGCCGACACGACGATGGACGCGCGCAAGCAGGCGCAGATCCACCGGGACTACTACGACGGCAAGCAGTGGTCTGAGAGCGAGCTAGCGACCCTCGACAAGCGCGGTCAGCCCGCGATCACCGATAACCGGATCAAAGACAAGATCGAATACCTGCTCGGTCTGGAGCGTCAGACCCGTACCGATCCCAAGGCATTCCCACGTACCCCGCAGGATGATCCCGGAGCAGATGCCGCGACTGACGCACTGCGATACGTGGCCGACTCCAATCACTTCGCGCAGACCAAATCCAAGGTCTTCGAGAACATGACGGTCGAGGGCTTCGGCGGTGCCGAGGTCATTGTCGACAACGAGCAGACCTACGGTAAGAGCGGTAACAAGAAAGTCATCATCCGCTATATCCGCTGGGACCGCTTGTACTACGACGGCCATTCCCTCCTGCCTGACTTCAGCGACTCGCGCTATCAGGGGATCGTCAAGTGGATGGACCTGGACGAAGCGAAAGCGACATACAAGAATATCGGTGACGCATTCGACCTGTTCACGAGTCAGAGTTTCACGCAGCCGTCCGAGACCTACGACGACCGGCCGCGGTGGTTTGATCGTGGGCGAAAGCGCGTTCAGATCCTTGAGCACTACTACAAGGAAGGCTCCACGTGGAACCGCGTGGTGTTCTCCCGTGTTGGAATCATCGAAGGTCCGACACCGAGCGTGTATGTCGACAGCGAGACCGGAAAGCCCGAGTGCCCGCTGATTCTCCAGTCGCTCTATGTAGACCGTAACGGCAACCGCTATGGAGTTGTGAAGCGCTACAAGGACCTCCAGGACGAGATCAACAAGCGCAGGTCCAAGTCACTCCACCTGCTGAGCGTCAATCAGGCGACCGCTGAGCGCGGTGCGGTTGAGGATGTCGAGTCAGCACGGCGCGAACTCGCCAGGCCGGACGGATTCCTCGAATACACGCCCGGCATGAAGCTCGAGATTCGTGAGAACGCCGATCTTGCGGAAGGGCAGTTCAAGCTCCTGCAGGAAGCGATCGTCGCGCTCTCGGGTACCGGTCCGAATGAGGCGTTACTCGGTACGACCGGCGATCTGTCCGGGCGGGCCAAGCAGGTCGACCAGCAGGGCGGGGCGATTCAGCTCGGGATCCTGACCGACTCACTGCGTTACTGGCAGAAACGCGTGATGACAGCGACGTGGTCGCGTATCAAGCAGTTCTGGACCGGTGAGATGTGGGTACGGATCACGGACGATGAGAACTCGCGCTTTCTGGCACTGAATTCGACCTATCCGGCTGACCACAAGAACGTCCAGAAGGGCATCGCGCAGGCCGGTTCACCGATGAACTCGGTCGCGGATATGGACGTTGACATTATCATCGACGAGTCACCCGATGTGGTGACGGTCCAGCAGGAGCAGTTCCAGCAGCTGGTAGACCTGGCCAAGGGTGGCGTACCGATTCCGCCTCAGGCGATCATTCAGGCATCCAACCTACGCAACAAGCAGCAGGTATTGGACGCCATGAGCGGGAAATTGCCGGATGGGACTGAGATCCCGCCGCAAGTGCAGCAAATGCTCCAGCAGAAGGAAAAGCAGATTCAGGACATCACGCAGGCGCAGCAACAGAAAGCTCAGGAGCAGATGCAGCAAGAGCAGGCGCTCCAGCAGCAGGTCGCCGAGGCCAAACTCCAGATGGTACAAGTCAAGGCTGCTCATGATCAGTTGAGCGCTAAGCAGGCTGCGTTCGAAGCGCAGTTCGGCGCGCGTCAGCAGGAAATCGAGGCGCAGATGGAAATGCTGAACGCCAAGGAAGTCGAATTGAAAGCGCTCCAGCTCCTGGCAGCTCAGAAACTCGAGGCCACGCAGAACGCGGCTAACGCGATCGTGGACGGCGCCAGCAAGGAAGCAACCATTACGGCTTTGACGACGAAGCTCGAGACCCAACAGTCGGAGCACAAGAAGCAGGTCGCGGACTTAGGCTTACAGCACGCCCAGCAGCTGCATGCCGAGCGCCAGAAGGCGATCGCAGCGAGTCAGCCTGAAGGGCAGGACAAGCCCGCAAAGCCCCGTAAGATCGCCGTAGAGCGCGACAGTACCGGCCGCATCACGGGCGCCACGATCAACGGCTGATGGCCACGTATCTGGCGACCTGGGGCGGCCCGGGTCCGGCTCCCTTTCATGCGCCGGTGGTCGTTCGGCCTCCGGTTGTCCCGACTGTTCCAGTCACCGCTATTGCGGACACCGCTTTCCGGCGCAAGAAGCGCAAGCGAAAGTATCAGCTCGAGCAGATCGGCAAACCCGCCGTTCGGGTGTCGGTTATCGCGGTACCGGATGCGGCTATTGATCAGACCAAGCGCGACTTCCGCACGCTCGTAGAGCTCTCAGGTAAGTCCATGGAGGCGTTCCGCGCCGAGATGGATCGCGAGATAGCGGCCCTGATGCGCAAGCAACAGGACGATGACGACGAGGAAGCCTTCGCGTTGATCCTCGCTGCGCTAGAGCACTAATAGATTTTCCAGCGCCGCCGGCTTACGGGCGAATCGGTTTGCAGTAACCGTTACCACTGCACGTGCCAGCGACGTCACGGCTGTTTTCGTAAATCTCACGAGACGAGGATTGTATGGCTGCTATCGAAGAGCTGGTCGGTGACCGTGCGCGCGATGAAAAAGGGCGATTCCTTCCGGCGACGCCTGCCGAGCCTGAAAAGGTAACCGCACCCACCGAGCCTGTTCAGCCCAAAGCGGGAACTATTATCGAGGGCAACGTCATCTCCAATGTTGGAGAACCCCCGAAAGTAGAACAGCCCAAAGTTGAAGCTCCACCTGTTGCCCCTGTCGCTGCACCCGCCGCGCCAGTGCAGCCGGTCGAGTCTCCTGAAACAGCTGCCTACAAGCGAGCGATGCAGGAAGAGCGCCAAAAGCGCCAAGCGTTACAGGCTGAAATCGAGGCACTGAAGAAGCCGCAAGCACCTCCTGTTGATCCTTGGTCTGACCTACCCGGCGCATTGGCGCAGCAGCAGAAGGCTTTTCAGGAGCAATTGCAGCAACAGCGGTTGATGATCTCCGAAGACCTTGCCCGCGAGAAGTACAAGGATTTCGAAGAGATCCTGGGTCACTTCAATCAGGCCGTCGAGGCTAATCCGGCGCTCGCCAATCAGATGGTCGCATCCCGGAATCCAGCCGAATTCGCTTACAAACAGGGCTTGTTGCAGAAGGAGTTAGGCACCGTCAACGGCGACCCAATCGCCTATCGCACCAAGCTCGAAAAAGACATCGAAACAAAAGTTCGTGCTGAGTTGGAAGCGAAGTATGGGAAACCGGCAGCACCGGCCGTACCGACCTCGCTCAACTCTGATGCATCACCCCCTCCGGTTGAGGTCTACCAAGGCCCCAAACCACTCAATCAGATTTTACGAAACGCTTCTAGGAGCTAGAAATGGCCGATACCCTTGTCCCCAGTGCATTGCGAGTCAAGCAGTGGGACGACAACTATTTCGTGGAGTACATCCGCGGAAACCGACTCGCCCGGTATATGGGCACGGATGAGAACTCGATCGTTCAGGTGAAGGAAGTCCTCACCAAGAAGCCCGGCGATACTATCTACTTCGAGCTGATCAACCGCCTTCAGGGTGCTGGCAAGAAGAACAACGCCACTCTGCAGGGCTTTGAGGAAGACCTGAGCCAGCGGTCCTGGCCGCTCACGGTCAATCTCTACCGTCATGGCGTCGTGATCGCGGAGTACGAGGAGCAGGCGACCGCGGTTGACCTGCGTAACGCCGGTAAGTCGGTGCTCATGAACTGGTCGCTCGAGCAGACCCGGGATCGTTTCATCGCCTCTCTAGCCTCCAAGGATGCAATCGTGGCCGGTGGTGGTGGTAATACCTCAGCCTTCCAGACGACCAACGCGACAGCCCTTGGTACGTGGGTGACGAACAACAAGGATCGCGTGCTCTTCGGTGCGGCCAATTCCAACTGGTCGGCCACCTTTGCAACGGCACTCGGTAACGTCGATTCGACCTCGGATAAACTCACCGCCTCGGCCGTCTCGGTCATGAAGCGATTGGCCAAGAACGCCTCCCCGAAGATCCGGCCGATCAAGGTCAACGGCGATGAGGAGTGGTATGTCATGTTTGCGGGCTCGGAGCCGTTCCGTGACCTTAAGCTCGATACGAACATCGTGCAGTCGCGTCAGTACGCTTTGGAGCGTGGTACCGATAACCCGCTCTTCACCGATGGCGACATCATCTGGGACGGCGTGATCGTGCGCGAGATTCCGGAACTGAGCCAGAACAAGTGGCTGGCACTCGGTGCGTCTTCCATCGATGTGGGCGAGGTCTACCTGTGCGGCGCTCAGGCGCTCGGCTACGGTCTTGCGCAGCGCTGGAATACGCGCACGCAGGAGATGGACTACAAGACCAAGAACGGTATCGCGGTCCAGCAGATCTACGAGGTCGGCAAGATCCAGTTCGGCACTGGTGCGACCGACACCTCGACCCTCAAGGACAACGGCATTGTGACCGGCTACTTCAGCGCGGTTGGCGACGCCTGATCCACCACCACTTAGGAGAATGACATGACTGCAGCAACTGTAGCGGTGGCGGCATCGGCTGCTCACCAGATTCCCAAGCCGTACGAAACCGGCGTCTGCATGAATCCCATGACGGTGGCCGTTGCTACGACATCACTGGATGACGTCGGCGACATCATCGAACTGGGTTACCTGCCGGCAAACTGCACGGTGTTCGGTGTTCTGATCCAGACGACCTCCCTGGCCGCATCTGCATTGGTTTACAAGATCCAGATCGCGGGTTCGGACTTTGTGACGTCCATCACGACCGGTTCCGGTGCGGGAGCAGCCTTCTGGTTTGCTACCGCACCTCTGGTGTTGACGGCCGTCAGTAAGGTTCAGTTGGTCATCACGACTGTGGCGACGACACCAGCGGCGGGTACGCTCACCTGCACGCCCATCTACGCCAACGGATGATCGTCGAGCTGATAGGCGATGAGCCGTGGTCGGGGTATTTCTCCGGCTATGGCTCGATCGCCGCTACACAAGGCTGGTACAAGGACGTGCCAGCCTTTGTCGCCAAGGGACTGTTGAATACCGGGAGGTTCCGTGTCCGTATCGTTTCCGACTATGAAGGAACGGGTAGCCCGGAAGCTGGGAGTGCTGGCGGTAGGGAACAGCCTGTCAGCGGAGGACGGGCAGCTGATCGGCGAACGCTGTCTCTCGCTGCAAAAGCAGCTGGAAGCACTCGAGATCGTGACCATCGACTTCGACGAGGGCATTGACGAGCTCTACGATGACATCATCGTGGCGATGATCGCAGCGCTGCTCGTAGATGACTTCATGTTGCCTGAGCCCAAGCGCTCCACGATTGCGCGTGAGGGCATTCTAGGGCTTCCGGTCGCAAGTCCTGCTGAGCGGCAGCTGCGTAAGGTTCTCGCGCCACAGCGCGTCAGCAAGCCCGTGAAGGCTGAGTATTTCTGATGCCGCAGATCCCGTTCGGCACACAATCATATGCGCATGAATCGCGCCCCTTATCGGCGCAGCGCATGGTGAACACCTACCTGGAACCTGCGCCACCAGCGGCTAAGACACCGGCGGCCGTCGTATGCTGCTTCGGTATCAAGAACTATCTCACGATCGGCACCGGCCCGATGCGGGGGGGGCTCAAAGTCAACAAGACGATTTACGTCGTCTCCGGCGCCAAGCTCTTCAAGATTTCAGCCGGTGGAACGGTCACAGAACTGGGTGCCGTCCCGGGCTCAGGTCCCGTATTCATGGATAGTGACGGAAGTCAGGTCCTGATCACCGTCAATGGCCCCTCGTATCTTTATGACGGCGCCACTGTCACTCCCATGGCGGATCCCGACTTCCCCGGAGCGGAGTGGACGACGTTCCTCGATGGCTACGCGATCATCGGTCCCGGTGACGGACGGGTATATGTCAATCACACGGCTTTTGACTTCTCTGCCTGGGATGCGTTGGATTTCGCCAGTGCGGAAGCCTCACCGGATGATGTCGTGGTCGGGCTCACCGATCACCGCGAAGTCTTTCTCTTCGGCCGTGATAGTACCGAGGTCTGGTATGACTCAGGCGATGCGGCCTTCCCGCTGACCCGTACGGCATCGGGGTATATGGAGATTGGCACCGTATCGAAGTACGGACCGGCCAAGATCGACAATTCCATCTTTTTCCCGGCCAGTGATGGGACCATCCGGCGTGTCAACGGTTACACACCGGTCAGGATTTCCACTACTGCGATCGAGCAAGCCATAGCGAAGTTTGCCTCGCAGGAATGCGTGGGGATGGCGTGGATCGAGAATGGGCATTCCATGTATGGACTCACGTATAACGAGAGCACATTCGTCTACGATATCTCGACCAACCTCTGGCATGAGCGACAGAGTTACCTCACGACCAACTGGCGCGCAGCCTTTGTGATCCGCGGCGATAACGTCACGCTTGTGGGCGATAGACTCTCGAATCGCTTAGGCATTCTCTCGGCGGATACCTTCACCGAGTGGGATCAACCGCTGGTTTCCAGTGCAACGGCACCCGCCATTGCCTCAGGGACGACACCGATCGCGCATTCATCCTTGGAGCTCGTATTCGACAACGGTGTGGGCACGATGACGGGGCAGGGCTCCAATCCGCAAGTCATGCTCGACTGGTCAGATGATGGAGGGCGAACGTGGAGTAATGAACTCTTGCGCTCACTCGGGAAGGCAGGAGAGTTCAACCGCACGGCCCGTTGGAATCGCCTGGGGCAATCCATAGACCGCGTCTACCGCTATAAGATTGCCGATCCGGTGCGGCGCACTCTGATACAGGCTCTCTGGAACGACGCAGCCTAATGCCATTACGCGCTCCACAGGTCTTCCCCAACGACCAACGAAGCTGGGACCAATGGACGCGAAACGTTCAGGTCACTCCTGATGACGGCTCGGTCACGACGGTCAAGGTCGCTGACAAGTCTATTACAGATCCCAAGTTGCGAGATAGTCAGCCGACTAGTGTCATAGGACGGACAACAAACACTCTGGGAACGCCCGGCGATATTATCGCGGGCGCCGATGATCGATTCCTAGTCCGCCGCTCGGGCGCTTTGGCTTTCGGCACGATCGGCGATGCGGATATTCCAGCAACCCTCGCTAGGGATACCGAAGTCGTCGCAGGCGATGCGGCTGTCACGAGCGCGTTCCAGGCCGCTGACACGACGGTAGCGAATAATGCGGCCGCTGCACTGGCGTCCCACGTGGCGGCTGCGGATCCTCATCCGGTCTATCTGACTCAGACCGAAGGGGATGCCCGATATCGCCAGCAGTCCACATCGATCACGTATTCAGAAATCACGAGCAAGCCCGCCGTACTGGCATTGCTCTATAGCGGCACGGGAAGTCCTGAGACAGTCGTGACCGCAGGCGTGGGGTCACTCTATCTACGCACGGACGGCGGAGCAGGGACCACGCTCTATATCAAAGAGAGCGGATCCGGTAATACGGGATGGATCGGAAAATGAACGACGCAATTCTCGCAGAGCTCAAGAAACTCAACGCGAATATGGAGAAGCTGCTGTGCTTCCAGAAGCTCGCAGCTCAGCACTATGCCGACAAATATCGTACCGCCATGGGATCAGCTTCCCGACAAGCTCACATGGAAGGAGAAGGTAGCGTACCTGGCGCATCAGTTCCTGACTATGGAGCAAACGGCATGTCCGGTGACACACCGGTTCGACCAGGGTCTGTACATTCGCGAGATGAGAATTCCGGCTGAGACACTGTTCATCGGGCGCGTTCATCGACACGGACATGTCTGTCAGCTTTTAGAGGGTAGTGTCATTCTCATTCACAATGAGGACCACCGGGAGGCTTTTAAGGCTCCTTCAGAAATCATGACGAGGCCGGGTTATCAGATGGTTGTTTACGCCGTGACCGATGTACTTGCACAGACAATCCATCCGAACCCGAACAACGAATATGATCATGCCAAACTGGAAGCCGATATTTTCGAGACAGTAGAGAGTGTCAAGGATCTCGGTTCCAGGGTTCATGCGCAGAGGTTGACATGAGTGGAATTGTCAGTGCTGTTGCCGCCGCAGCGGTCGTCGGGGCTGGCGCAGCCGTCTATTCAGCCAATAAACAGTCCAGCGCCGTCAGGTCTGCGGCGAACTCTTCCATTCAAGAGCAGAACAACGAATATAACCAGACACGCGCCGATCAGGCTCCTTGGCGCACGACCGGCGCCAGTGCGCTGAATCAGATCGCCAAGCTCTATGGACTCGATACCGTCGATGCTAACGGGAATGTGGTGAAGGGTAGCGGTAAAGCGGATTTCTCCAGCTTTACGACATCCCCCGATTACACGTTTGCACAGAGTCAGGGACAGGATGCGATCAATCGTTCCGCTGCGGCGCGGGGTGGATTGCTCTCTGGAGCAGCCATCAAAGCCGGTGAGACCTACGCCTCAGGACTCGCCAGTCAGAATTTCGGTGACTATGTCGCCCGTTTATCGGGTGTGGCGGGTGCGGGTCAGGCTGCGACGAACGCCACTCAGGCAGCCGGTACCAATATGGCGAATCAGAACAGCAGCGCACTGATGGGCGCGGGTAACGCGCGCGCTTCCGCCTATGGTGAGGTTGGGCAGACTATCGGCAATACGGCTAATGGACTCGCGAGCAACTACTTACTCTATAAATATCTCAACCCCGCATCGCCTGCTCCAGCTCCTTACGGTGGCGGAGGGACTCTACCGGCAGGTAATGGCTATACATACTCTTACCCGGTTAATCCATAGTCATGGCATACCAACCGATCAATTTAGGTGATATCTACGCACAGGCGCAATCGATTAAGGGCGCTCAGCAGAAAGCCCAGTTCGGCGCGCTCCAGCTTCAGGAAGCGCAGAAAGCGCAGGCTGACCAGCAGGGTATCGATCAGGCGCTCACGAGTAATCCCAACGCCAGCTTGTCGGATCTGATCAAAGCCGGTGGTGGGATGGCGGGCGTTCAGGCATCGACCCAGGTCGGCGCCGCGCGCACGGCCGATCTGACGAATCACTACCGACAGACCTATATCGCGGCATCGCAGGTTGCAAACTCCGATAACCCTCTCGCGACGATTCAGCAGGTGGCACCGGAATTCCCACAGCAGTATGACGCTGTGCATGGTCAAGGTGCTTTCGCGAAACTCGCGCAGGATCCGGCGGCACTCAAGCAGCAGGCTGCCCAGGTCGCGCAGGATTCACTTTCAGGTCTCGTCGACCCTGACAAACAGTTTCAGGCTCACCAGACCATGATCGAGAATCACTACAAGCAGGAAGGCCCGGGCGGTGAACTCGCGCGTAATCAGAATACGATTGCGGCCGAGAACGCTCGTGCTCAAGCGGCACAAGCCGCCGAGGCTCAGCGTCAGAAGGAGGCGATCGCCGCGGAGAATACGCGCGCGGCTGCAGCTCGAGGCGTCACGATCCGCGGACAGGACCTTGAAGCGAGTGCCCGCGGCATACCTGCCGGCTATGAGCGCGATCCGAATAACCCGGGTGCGCTACGACCGATCACCGGCGGGCCGCACGATCCTAATGCGACCTCAGCCGGAATGGACTCGCGTTCGAGCGTGATGTTCAACCGCGTGGCCGCTTCAGCGAATGAGGCCGTTCAGGCGCTCAAGAATATCGCCGAGCTTCCCGTGACCACGAGCACGGGCTGGTTCGGTAGCGCGCAGCCCGGGCATAGCCTCATGGAGTCTGTTAAAGGCGTACTGGCGCAGAAAGTCACCAGCCAGGAAGCGCAGGACTATAAGACCATGATTGCGGGTGTCTCCCGCTCGCTCTCGACCATAGAGACGGCAGGACTGGCACCGAACGGCTCTATCACGCATTCGATGGACAGTATCACCTTGAATGAAGGTGACTCGCAGCTCACCAAGCTCCGCAAGCTCGCCGAGACGCGTCAGATTATCGAGAAGGGCATTGAACCGAATCTCTCCAACCCGAAACTAGCGCCCGCTCAGCGGCAACTCATCGAGAAGATCGTCTCCGACGTTCAGCAGGCGATTCCCTTCACACAGCACGACATCACGCAGCTGCAGCAGTCGAAGAATCCCAATGCGACGCTACTGGACTTCGCGCGCAAGACTGGATTGCCCAGTAACTCGGGTACGACTCAAGCGCCCGTGAAGATTGCCACGGACGCGGACTACGCCAAGCTGCCCTCCGGGGCTCAATACGTGGCTCCTGACGGGACGACACGGACGAAGCGCTAATGGGCTGGCAAGATGACCCCGTCGCCTCTGGAGCCTCCGCAGGCTGGCAGAGTGACCCTGTCGCGAAGCCTGTCGTACGTTCGTTCGATGCGGTGAACGGCTATACCGTTCCAACCGGCTCACAGGCTGCCATTGAGGCGCGCTCACCGATCACACGGGCTGATCCGAATGACCCACATCCGGTGACAGCAGAGATTAGCGCCGGACTGGAGAATCTCCGCGCTGGTGCAGGCAAGTATTTTGTCGATCTGGGTCGTGGCATCGGTCAGAAGCTGGGGCTTGTAAGCTATCAGGATGTACAGGACTCGCGTGCTCGGGATGCGCCGCTCATGGCCACTCTTGCGGGCAAGACCGGCAACATCGGGGCTGGGATACTGTCGACTGCGCCAGCGATGGCGATTCCTGGAGCCAATACCGTTGCTGGTGCCGGTGCAATCGGTGCCGTTACCGGAGCTCTACAGCCGGCCGCGAGCGCTCGTGAGGCGGTGACAAATCCCCTGATCGGTGCAGCGGTCGGCGCGGGTGCGCAGTACGTCGGCCAGAAGGTCGGCCAATACGCCTCCAACCGCCTGGCCGCTCGATCCGCACAGCAGGCGGAAGACACCGCGGCAAATTCCGCCCGTGATGCAGTGCTCAAGGAAGGCCGTGACGCGGGATATGTTATTCCACCGACCGAGGTAAACCCGAGCGCAACAGCCACAGCACTGGAGAGCGTTTCCGGTAAAGCCGCGACCAAGCAGGCTGCGCAGGCCGTCAACCAGCGCGTGACGAATAAACTCGTCGCGACCGATCTCGGTTTACCGCCGACTCAGCCCATTACCCAGGAAGCGCTGGCCCAGGTCCGCCAGCAGGCCGGGCAGGTCTACAGCCAAGTCAAGCAGGTCGGCAATATCGCAACCGACAGTCAGTACCTGAATGATCTGACCAAGATCACCAACGCTTCGGATGAGGTGGCGAAGGCGTTTCCGGGGGCCACGACACCGGCGGCTGAGAAGATCGACAACCTCGTCAATTCACTCTCGCAGGACCAATTCTCAGCCGCTCAGGCGCTCGAATACACGAAACGGCTACGTCAGCAGGCGTCCGCCAACTTCTCGCTTGCCGCGCGTTCTGCGGATCCCGAGGCGCGCGCCTTGGCACAGGCTCAGATCCAGGGAGCGGATGCGCTCGAAGAGATGATCGGCCGCCACTTGCAGAGCCAGGGTAATCCCGAACTGCTCCAGGCTTTTCAGGATGCGCGGACCACGATAGCCAAGTCCTACCAGGCGCAAGCTGCCTTAAAGGGTGGGAACGTTAACGCTCAGAGACTGGCCCAGCAGATTCAGAAGGGTAAGCCGATGTCCGATGGATTTGGACTCGTGGCCCGATTCGCCGATCACTTTGGCGATGCGACAAAACTACCCAAGGGCGGCGTAGGCGTCTCGAAGCTCGCCGCGACAGTGGGTGGAAGTGGGGCACTGGTCGGCGCCATGACCGGTAACGTCCCCTTGGTCGCGGCTTCCGTGGCCGGATCCGCCGCGCCTTACGCGGTACGACAGAGCCTGTTGAGCGGGGTGGGGCAGCGGGTTCTAGCAACGCCGAGCTACGCGCCGAACGCATTAGGAACGCTCGCGCTCAGGGGGCTCGAGCAGGCGCCTAACGTCGCCTTACCGCTTGGACTTCAAGCGCCGCGACTCGCCCAAGGGCAATAGCAGAAAGCGCTTCAGGCGCCCTTCCTTCATATGCGTGAACACCCACCGGGCCACCGGACGGGTGATGCATACCAACACGATGAACAGGATCAACGGTCGCAGTACGAGGCCGATGAGCCAATTTTCCATAAGGTGAACGATGGCTATTTTGTTTAGCGCGGGCCGGTTCAAGGCGACAGACAAGGACAATGATCCGATCCCGGGAGCATTCCTTTCATTCTACGCCACCCTTACTTCCACCTTCCAGCCGATCTATACCGATAGCACCCTCACCACGGTACTGACCAATCCCGTCAAAGCGGATGCGAATGGCCTGTTCCCCGAAATCTGGCTCGATGATTCACTGAGTCCCTACAAAGTCTCTCACGCATCCCCGGATATCAATGATTCCACTATTCCGGGGTCCGTGATCTGGACGATTCAACAGTACAACTCGACGCTATCCGCTTCAGCGCTCGTCGCGCTCATCAATCCCATTACCGAAGCGGAGACCATGGCGAGTATCACTCCCGTGGATTTCTCGTACTCGCCGGGACATCTCTATCGGTATGGCGTCAATGTCTCTCCCGGGACAACGGATATGTCCAATGCCGTGAAGGCATGGTTGAGTCTCGGCGGCAATCTGACCATGCCAGTGCCTGAGACCGTGATGGTATCCGGGTCATTCACTCTATTGGGCAATACGACACTGAACCTCGTTGAGGGAATGACGTTCAAGACGAACACGGCCGGTGTGTCGCTTTTCAAGGCGACTTCACAGAGCAACATTCGTATTGCCGGCGGTAAGTTTCTACAGACGGCCAATAGCGCCACAGCCCATGTCGGGCTCATAGAGCTCAACGGGTGCTCCAACTGCACAATCGAGGATGTGGAATTCGTCGGCGCTCAGTGGGCAGCCGTACTCCTGGCCGGTTCATCGAACTGTATCGTTCGCGACAACTACATCCATGATTCATTGGGTCTGACTGTCGATAACATCGATAGTCATGACATCTCCTGCTACGGTAACAGTAGCAACAACGTCATTACCGCCAATCAGTGCTACGGTGGGATAACCATTGAGCACGGCATCATGATTCAGGATCCCGGTAGTAACACCCTACCGTTACGGAATACCGTCTACGGTAATCGCATAGGGGCTCACAAGTCCTATGGGATTCTGAATTACATGATCGATCACGCCAATACATACAACACCATCGAGAATAATGAGATCGAAGGGATCATAGGCTCTTCTCAGAGCGGCAATTCCGGAGCGGGTATCTATAACCAAGGCGCCGGCGGGACGATCATCGCCAACAACACGATTCGAAACTGCTGCATCAGTACGTCGAGCAACTCGCTGACACCTGCTGGAATCGGTTTGAGTCTCGATGCCACCATGGAGCCGGTTACCGTCATCGGGAATAATATCTGTGACATGGCGAACTGGTATGGGATCGAGGTCGTAAGCGGACCGGCCAATATCGTTGGGAATACGATCCGTTTCTCGTCAGCCGTCTCAGCCACCAATACGAACGCCATCGGTATCTATGCTAATGCCGCGAGCAATGTGAATATCCATGGCAATTTCGTGAGTCTGGATAACAGCATCAATCCCGGCACTGCGATCTTTGCGTTTGCCAACGGCGCCAACATCTCGAATATTTCCATCTGCAACAACTTCGTCAACGCGTTCTATGCGCGTGGGATCCGGGTAGATAGCTCCGGTGCCTTCACCACGACCAATATCGTGATATCGGGCAATACCCTGATCGGAGGGACGGGTAACGCTATTCCCTTGCAAGTTACAAACTTAAGTGTTGCCTCGATTACAGGTAACGTGACATCCGCTACGACACTCCAAGCACTCGATGTGAGCGCCTGTATCAGTACGCGGATCGCGAATAACGTATTCGCCACCACCGGAACGCTTGCCGTCAATATCGCCGGGACCTGTACCGGTAGCTATTACGACAAATCTAACGCGGCCAGTACCAGTATCAAGAACGCCGCGACCGGTATGATTTGCGAGCAGTTGGGGAGTGCTACTCCAGCTACTGGGTTCAATAGCGCGGTAGGGGATCGTATAGAGCAATCCATACCGGTTGTGGGTAACCCCAAAGGATGGCGTTGCACGGTGGCCGGTAATGCTGGAACGTGGGTTTCAGAGGGTAATCTGTAGCCCGGACGAAATCCTATAGGAGTGTCATGTTCACGACAGGGTCTACGGGCGAACTTCCAATAGAGAAGAAGCCGGACGTCAGTGATAAATCAATTCTTACGAAAGCAGCAGAAATTCTCTGGTCCGCATCCGGTCTGTTCGAGCGCTGGCGCAATGAGATGATGGATAGTCGGCGGTATCAAGACCCACGCGATCAAGACTCAGAATACTCGCGCCGACTTCGTGAGCTCGAAGGGCAGATTCAGGATATTGACCGCGAGCAGCGCGGTTTCCGCATGGGCGACGATCACTACGGTGGAGGCAAAGAAACCTCATGGAAGGATTGGGTGCTGGGACTGGTGGGCCTCTTGATAGTGGCATGGCTGGGACGTATCAGCCTGCAGATGGAGACTCTTCAAGCCACCATCATCGAGCAGAAGATGATGGAGAAGCATATGGAATCAACCGACAGCCGGGTAGACCGGCTCGAGACGAGAGTCTATCGCGGCGCACAGTGATACAAAATCATCCTAAGCAATGCTCGGATAATTCGCTAACGGCCCATGAACACGCGAACGTCAATAACGTACGCATAGACCTAGGTGGCATGACTCTCATGGTCGTGCTACTGCTCACCATCATCATTGGTGCCGCCGGTGTCGTGATGGGAACCGACATTTCGGACCGCCATGCACAGCAACGTGAATTTGACCGTCGCGCGCAGCAGTCACAGCGTGAAGCTGACGAGAGGGCCGCTATGCTTTCCGAGAAACTTCAGGACCTGCAGCGCCAATATCGCATGACGGAACTGAAATTGGATGACTGGACCGTAGTAGCACATCGCTCTGGAATGATCTTGCCAGGTGATTACGCGCGCGGTCCGCAAGGAAATATCGACAGTCAATCGTTCAAACAACCTAAGAGGAGATGATCATGGGAGCTGGCGGAATCATTCAGCAGCGTGCAGCTGCGTTGCTGCTGTCGATAACAGAATCAAGTTGGTACGACTCCTTAAATGCCGATCATAAAGCGATTGTTGACGGCATCGATGGGAAGGACCCAATGAGCCGCACGCAGGAGGACATCAATGCGCTGCTCAAGGTCATGAATGAGGCAAACGGCTGCTGAGATGCCTGATATGGTTACCTTGCGCGAGCATATGGAAGCTCGCTTTCAGTCTCTACAACGAGCTGTAGACAAGGCAGAGGAAGCCAACGACAAGCGCTTCTCGGCGATCAATGAGATGCGCGCCATGGTGACCGATGCGGCGAGCCGTTTCATGCCGAGGATCGAGTATGAGACGGCTCACCGCGCGATCGTGGAGAAAGTGGAGGGACTTCAGAAGTTCCTGTGGATGGGCCTAGGAGCCATGCTCGCCGTACAGCTTTTTATCGGTATCGTGTTTGTATTGATCAAGAGAACTCCATGAGTAATATCGATGCCTTCCTGACGATGATTGCTGTATCAGAAGGCACTCAACCGATCGGGGATCGGGGCTATAACTGTATCGTCGGGAGTACTGTCGCAAAGCCGGTTCTATTTGCCAGCTATGCCGATCACCCGAGAATCCATGTCCGTTTGCGACCGGATCTGATTTCCAGTGCGGCCGGACGCTATCAGATCCTCGAGCGCTATTTCGATGCGTACAAAGCGTACCTGAACCTACCTGACTTCAGTCCCGACTCGCAGGATCGAATTGCGCTACAGATGCTCCATGAGCAGCGTGCTTACGCTGATATCGAAGTGGGACGTTTCGATGATGCCATCGCGAAGTGCTCCAATATATGGGCTTCCTTTCCCAGTGCCTGTAATAGCTACGGACAGCATCAGAATGCATTAGCGGATCTACGCAAGGCTTTTACCGAAGCCGGGGGGCTGATGGCGTGAACAAACAGAAGTTCCTCCATTTGGCGGAACTCGTAGACTCATTCCGTATCTTCCCCCGACTCGTCCTTTGCGCCTACGCCTTCTACGTATACCAAGTCACTTTTTTCATCCTCACTTGGTATAGCCAACAGCCCGCCGCAGCCCGGGGTACTGAAGAGAGCGCAGTGGTCATTGCGGTAGTAGGAGCCGTGACAGGTTTTTCCCCTTGGATCTTCAGGATCTATAGCGATAACGGTCGCAATTGGGACGACAAACCCGCCGGTACAACGACTTCAGTTACGGCCACATCAACCACGAGCACGCCATGACCGCTCTACTAATGTTCCTTCGCATGTCATGGCCCTATCTGCTCACTGCCGCGGCCGGGGCGTTTATCTCACACGAAATCGACAACATACCGTACTCGCGCCTACAGGCCGCCAGGAGCGCCGATCAGACCCGATGGGCACAGGAAGAGGCCCAGCGTCAGAAAGCCGCCACAGAGGCGCTCCAGGCGCAGATCAAGGCCCGTCTCACCACCGAGGCGAATAACTCCGCCGTCATCGAGAACCTCCAGAATGCAAACGCTCAAATCGCTGCTGACCGTGATGGCACTCTCACTCGGGTGCGTCGTCTCGAGCAGCTGCTCGTCCTCGCCTCCCATCAGACCGCCGGCCGTGGTGGAGTGTCCCAAGCCGGTAGTGGATCAGGCGCTACTGCGGCCAGCGGAGACTCAGGCCCTTCAGAGGTTGAACGACTTCTTATCGACGCCAAAGAAGAAGCTGAACGGAACGCAGCCCGACTGAACGCGTTAATTGCTCAAATAGAGCCTCAGCTTTAGGAGACACCATGTTTACACTCGTAGTGATCCTGGCTCTAGCCGCCCTCGTGATGGGTATTTGTGCCGCGGCAGGCAAGGGCGGACCACTCATGCTTCCGGTAGCGGTCATCCTCGTATCGATCGCGCTACTGATTCAGCGTATCCCTATTGGCTAACCGCGTTGGTCCAGTATCGATTGCGGTAAGCAGGTCGTCAGCGCCAGCTTCAATGCCTTGGCGTTCCATCGGTACCGTAACGAGGTCAGGCTCCACTTGAGCGCCGCCCAGCGATCACGGTGCTTCGTTCTCATCGCATAGGCCAGGTGGCCCGCCAGGGAAGCGCCCTTCGTTCGAAGCTTCTTCTTCTGCTCCGGCGTCAGATCGGTATCCGCCATGAGCTTTTGGACGACCTTGAAACTGGAGCTCGAGGTCCGTACCGTATCCGCGCTCACGTTCTCACCGTGAAAGTACTTCCGCAACAGCGGTCTATTCAAGAAAGCGACCGTTCCCACCCGGCTCACTCGTAGCCCGAAACTCCAATCCAGCGATATTTTCAGCTCGGCGATGTCCGTGTATCCCTCGACCCGTCTATAGATCGAGCGCTTGAACATGGTGCATGGGGGAAATAAGACCTGGCCTTCCAGCAACATCCCGAAGAACTCGCCGCGCTCGAATCGAAACACGTCGGCATTATGATCGGCCCGCGTCAGGTTGACCCACGTGGCCTCGTGTGACTTGACGCTTTTAGAGCCCGTTCTCGTGTTCTCTTCAACAAAGTCACAGTAGATCAGATCAATGTCAGGGTGCGATACGAGCGCTTCCGACATCTTCTCGAGATACTCAGGCTCCCAATAGTCGTCGCAGTCAAACGGCGCAATGATGTCGGTCTGGGCAAACTGACAGGCCAGATCACGCGCCTGCTCGCAGCCTTGGTTTAGCGTGCGCAGCACACGCCCCTGCAGTCCGTGCTGCCCCATCAGAGATCGGGCTTTCTCCGCTGAGTCGTCTTGCGAGCCGTCATCCACGAGGATGATTTCAAACGACGGTAACGTCTGCTTCGCGAGGCAATCGAATGCCCGCTCCAGAAATCGGCTACCGTTCCAGACCGGCATGCAGACACTAATAATGGGCGTTAGTTCAGATCCGAAAATCCATTGATCGACCAGCATTGTTATATCCATTTTCCATTGCCCTTATTATTGTTCCTAAAGTAGTCGGATCAGTCCGAATTGTCACTCCGCGGTGCAACGAGACCTTGGTCCTTTGACTTATCGTCCTCTTTTATAAAGACTGCGAAGCATCCACCGCACTGCATCCACGTCCGTGAATCGATCGTCGATTTGGTTCGAAGAGACTTGGAGTGACACTTTGGACAGACTCCAAGAGACACCGCCTGTTGCTCCAATACTGGCGTGGTGTTTCTTTTGAATAGTTCGAAGAACTTAACCACGTTTGGATGATAGCGCCTTGCGCGCCCGCTTGTTCTTGAGCTGTTTCACGGCTCGCTCTAGCCTCTCGGCCTCCTTCTGCCACTTCAGCGCCTCTTTATAGGCCGCGCGAGCGCCTTTGTGATCGCCAGACTCTTGTAGCCGTAGCCCCTTCTTCGCAGAGGCTCGCACGTGGGCGTTTGCGTAGAAGATGTCCGTGAAGTTGGGGTGCTTTTCGGTCATGACTTCTCAGTCGGTTCGACGGGTGAGCCTACCTCAGCCAAAGCCGAGTAGATAATAGAAGCGGCTTTGTGGTCCGACAGTAGCGCGATGCTGTCTCTGACTCTCTGGACCTGGGCGCGTAGTCGCTCGATCTCGTCAATCGTGTCGTTATGCTCCGAAGCAATCGCCTCAGCGTTTGCTTTATCGCGCGCGTACAGCAGCACAACCGTTTTATCCGCTCGCACGATGCCCCAGCCGTTCATCTGGGGATCTCCACAAAAGGCGGACCAGCGCTGTTTTATCATTGGAACACCCAGCTGATCAGACGAGTCCATATCCCTACCGAGGTCACGCACCACGCGAGATACTCCACTATGTGCCAGCACTGGTCGGAAACGCTCATGTTTTATCCGATCGTATACAGCTTGAAACCGCAGAAGCGTTCGTTGGCGTGATCGACGGTTGGACTATTGAACGGCTGCATGCGTAGGATGTACCGCTCTTGCTCAGTAATGGAAAAGATGCTCTCACGCGGGTCGCGATTCTCTTCCAGCAGCCTATATCGAAGGCTCATTGCGGAGCGGAACAACTCGTCGTACGTCCTCATGAGTTATCCGAACCTCGAAAGCGCCGCGAGAAACCCCTTCGCAAACTCAGCGGCCGTCAGTTCCTTGAGTGCCCAGCGCTGGCCAGGAAGGAACGCGGACTTCAACAGCAATGCGTGCTCCTCATTGTGAGTGAACAGCATCATGTGTATCTGTCCGTTGCTATGGAAGCGCTCGGCCGTGATGCAGACTCGCCAGATCGGCTCGGGCTCAGGAACTACTGATGGATTCCACGCCGCGACAGACATCGGCTTCATGACGGCTAGTTCGACGCGGCCACGCTCCTCCAGCATCCGCATTTTCCACTCCTCCAGCTCGAGGATGGTGATCGGCTCGAGGTCGTGCGTATAGAGCACCGTTCTCATTGGTCACCTATTGGTTGATCCGGTTTTGCATCCTCGCCGGGGGAGGCGCCTAAGGCTTCACCGATCCGGCGATGCAAGTCACTATTTTCTCCATGGTTATAGACCTCTACCAGGAGTGCTCGAAACTTCTTGAGCTGCATGTCCTGCCACTCCGCGCTACCTTCAAACGGCCAGCGCTCAAGCGCTTCCTCTCTAGTGATCTTTTTCATGGATGCTCGCGGGATAGTTGGTCCGATGACTACTCTGCAAAGTCTTCGGGGTTGAGCGCTGCGTTAACAGCGTATGCCTTTGCTGCCTCTACGCTATCCAGTTTGCCGCCTGCTATATAGACCTTATAGATATGGGACCACACAGAAAGCCGCGCCCCACCACCCACTCGCCATACATCGCATTGATATTGATTAATCTCGGCGCGTTCACTGCGCGGGAGCGTTTCCCAAGTTACGTTGGCCATGGTTACTTACCGTTTTGGTTGTCTTGTCGTCGATCGATCCCATGCTGGCTGGGGTGCTTATTCCCGTCAACCCGTTGACAGCGGGTGCTCGAGACTCCGAGCTCTAACCAGCGACTCACCTTCCGCGCAGTGTTCGTTGTCACGCTACTTACCTACGGGCTATGGCCGTCGAATCGCTTCATGGGACCGACCATAGGCTATTCTACTCCTTCGCAGTGTGAGGCGAAGTCTGTGGTGGAGCACGTCGAGTGATCGCGTCGATGTCCTCGGCCGTTGCGTCGCGCCATAGAGAGCCGAAATACTTCTCACCGTTGCGGATAAGCCATTTGGCGTTGTAGAGATCCTGGAGCCTATACGCGAGCGTAGAGTTCAGCCGCTCAATCGTGCACCACGGACACTCGGCCGTCTTGATGACGTGAGTGGTTGAGGCGCAAGTCTGCCTGATCCAATATTGCTCGGGTAACTCGTCAGCCATCTTTGGGCTCCGCTGGCGTGGGGACAGCGGAGCATGCCTTATTATGGCAGTGCCACCAACCGCCTTTACCCTCGCACTCGCCACACCTTACGTAGGTGCCTGGGGCGTAGTTGATCGGATCTTCCTCGCTGATATCGTACCAACCTTCCTCGCAATCGATCATCCAGCAATCGGACCAATCCATTTCACAACCGCATTTCGGGCAGGCGTGATAGTCGAGATCGTCGTATTGACTACTAGAGGCTTGTCGATCTAGATCACTCATGACGTGCGTCCACGGTTGAAAAGTCGGCAGACAACCTCGCGGTCTGCCAGCGCGCTTCAGCTCCGCATGGGAGCCGGTTCCCGCAGGTGTCCCGATGGTCCGGACCTACGGCACTTCGGTTAGTCATTACGTGCGTTCACGGTTTGAGCGGAGCGTTTGCGTTTCCACTTCAGATAGTCTGCCATCGTGGCTCGTTTCTGGTTTTTTGGTCGCCAATGGACAACCGGACGGCCACAGCCGGGACAAGGGTCACCCTGTCGAGGCGGAATACCCATCACGGGAGTTGAGCAGGAAGGTTTGTAGACTCCGCGAGCAACCATTCCTCGCCAGTTACAGGACTTAGACCTTGCCATGCTCCGCTCCTGCGCTGTCCGGTATCTCTTTCAGAGCGAATTCAAATGCGATCGCGCAGTAGGATAGGAATCGAGCCTTGTCCCGCAGGCCATAGTCCTTCACGATACAGTGAGCCACGCTCAACATGAACTGCGGAAAATCGATGTCTTTACTGATTGGCTCTCGCGGCTTGGGTCTAATGCGGGCGCCGCGAGCGAAGTTATGATCCATTGACAGCGCTCCTTTCAGCCTTTTCCGCCCGCTCAATCGCTCGGCGCGTCTCCTCAACCTGCCTGGCGCGTTCTCCAGCCTCGAGGCACGCGATCTTGGCGGCGAGATACTCGTAGTCCTCGATCCGAACCCACGAGCCCATGGCGGTTTCGCACATACCGCCATCGCGATTGGGGATATACCGTCTAACCATTAGTCACCTGTTAGATGGAGTTGCGGACGCACTAACGGCATTTATTGTTCGGCCGATGACTTCGGCGAAGTAGGGAGTGAGGGCGTTTCCAAGCTGCCTAACGTGGGCGTGCTGCTCTGGCGATACGGATGAACTCTGGCCAGAGATCGACCGCGGTCTTACGACCTCGAGATGCGGTACTAAAGGGTTGGCACGGGAAACCACCGCAGAGGATGTCGCAGAAGCCGGGATCGACGGTAAGTGAGCGCACGTCCCCGAACACCGGAATGTGCGGCCATCGTCTGGAGAGATGCGCAATACAAGCATCATTGGACTCGCAGAAGGCGAGAGTTTCGATTCCGGCTCGCTCGAATCCGAGGGCGAAACCGCCAGTGCCTGAGAAGAGGTCAAGTGCGTTCACTCCTAACTCGCTGTTATAGAATTCGCGCTTGTCTTGACGAGCCGAACCCGCTTCGCCGCAGCCTTCCGCCGGTCAGCCTTCAGCCACTGCTGAAACGTCTCGCCCGGCTTCGCCTCGAGCTCATACCGCGGATAGAGCCGGTCGTACTCATTAGCACTGACGGGGATGACGCCGGGAGGTAAGTCAGCCATGATCGTCACCGGAGTGCTGTGGAGCGCTTCTTGTGCTCCAGCATTTGAAGCACACCTGAAGAGCCGAGCCGAATGCATCCGGGCGCCAGTAGTGGCAGCACTTTGGGTCTACGATGCGCTCTTCCAACGCAGCGGTTTTACGTTTAGCAGATAGACCACTCACGACTACTTATCCGACTTGTCCGTTTGGTGCTGTGGAGCGGGTACATCCTTTCTAGGGCAATCCATGGTCCAGTGTCGGCGGCTTCCGCAGAGGTAGCACTCGCGCCCATTACTGTTCTGGATGCGACCTTTATAGACAATGTGGTGTCCGTCCTCATCCGTGATTTCGATGTAGTCACTACTCACGGGTCTTGCCCACCTGTCGTATCGCGTTTAGATACTCAGTGGATGCTTGGCACCAGCTGCACGGGCAATCATCTATAGGATCTTTCTTTGGGTGTTCACCCAGAAAGGCACCTAGACCGTATTTCCACACGAGCTGCCTCCACAACCAAACTACCCACCCGCCATACATGGTTTTATTCCTCGCTCACGGAAAAGCAGGCATTGGGATAGGAGACCAATGCGTGTAGTACTCGTCACCATTTTCAGGCCATGCGGTGTCAGTCGGAGTGCCGACATGCGGCGGCTCGCTCACTGGGAGATGCCACCACAGGACGTTGCCGAAATCCTCGTGGTACTCGCTGGCTGGGCGCGCCTGCAGTCGCATCTCCGGCTTTAAATCGGCAAGCGTCACCCACTGGCCGTCAGGATGCTTGGCGAATAGCCAGCCGTAATAGCGGCTTCGCTGGTCTTCCTCGATAGCCAAGTCAGGCGCGAGTTTCAATGATGGCCAGCCCGTGTAAATTGTTTTCATGATTACCCTTCAGTGTGAGGCGCGGACCCGTTCACTTGTGCGCACTTGGGCTGATGCGGGCAATAATCGCTACCGCACGTGTAGAGCTCCGTGGCTTTCACCTGTGCCATCGGCGCCCCGCAGTACACGCACTTCCCTTCGTGTTCAGTGTGGGCATCGTCGATCGCAGGACACGGATCGCCCGCTTTCACAGGCGGTTTCAGGTGGTCAGGCAGGGGCTGAGTGGCTTTCATATGTTGCGAACAACCGGCTTGGCCGCTCCGGATAGCCAATGCGCAGTCAAGGCAACCAGACGGTTCCTCAGCGCGTCTATCGCCGATACCGATCGCCGAGCGCATGCAATCTTCGAGTTCCGTCAATGTATAGCGCCGCACATCGGGCTGATCCTGATCCGGTTCTGGCAGCTCCTCGAGCTGTAGCATGAATTCCCGCACCATCGCTTCCGTGTCACCGTTCGTCTCGTCGGCGCCTCTCGCAGCAGCAACCGCTCGAACGATATAGGCCTTCAGTTCGGGCAGTCGCTCAAGCGCCGCGAGATCCAGCCGAGCCGAGTATTCCTCGTAGGTTCGCTCTGCGTGGTCGAGATGGATGTCCTTGCCTTGTGACATACAGCGACGGATGAACGACCAAAGCTCACCGTCTTCATAGACGCTCTGTTTTGAGGACGGCGCTATGAATCCATTGCCGCGACCGGCTTCGGCATCCTTCTCGCACGGTATGCAACGTTCAGTTGTGGTCTTCCCGTGGATGCACTGGGGATCAGTCATCTTCAGATCCTTGGTCCGGCTAGTCTCGGTCACTGTGCCACTCCCCGTTCTGGCAGGTCGCTGCCACGAATGCGTTGAAGCAATTCACTAGGTAAGCCGCGATGATGAAGTCAGGCACATCGCAGCGGCTCTCTAGCGAGAGTCGATTGATCAAGGTGGTAATCTCCTCCTCGAACTTTTCGAGCTTCGGGTCCGATGTCTGCGCCTCACTCATACGCACTTCACCTTGTTGTGGCATATGCCGTTCAATGAGTGGTAGTGATACACCTCGTTTACGAGGTAGCCGTGACCACAAGCACAGGGAACATGAATGTCATCGAGACATTCAACTTTATAGCCGGGATAAGTCCAGCCTCCCCGGAGACCATCGATAGCCATGTGCAGCGTATGTGAACGAAACGTAGCGAATGCATA